TTGTTTCTAGAAGTTCAACATTATTTCGCATGATTCGATATTTTTTAATAGAATCTTTAATCAGTTTTAGATTGTCAGTTTCGATTCTTAAACCGAATGAGTTTTCATCATTTGGACTTATAAATCCAGTTACATTATACAATGGTGTTCCCATTTTATAATCCTTTCTTTAAATAATATTGGCTCACACATTTATACCTCCTCTAAAATACTTTCATTTTTATATTGCGCATACGATTCAACAAAATCTTTCCTTGTATGCAAATTTTCGTCTGTATATAGTTGTATATTGAATATATACGCATTAGATACTTCAATATATGTAATCGGAGAGACGTCAACAACAATATACTTCTGGGTGTCTAACCCATTTCCTGAAAGTTTTAAAAAATCACTTTGACCCAAAATTCGAATATCGTTCATCATATCGACATAAAAGTCATGAAAATACTCTGCAGCAGATGGATCTTGAGAACAATAGTTTAAAACTTTTTCTTTCTTATTTAACATCTTTCTACCTCATAAAAAAAAGAAAGGGATAAGTTAATCCCTTTATTTGAAAAATCGATTTGATATAATCGACCACATCTTGCTTGAAATTATATTGAATTGTTCAAAATTCAATACAGCAGCCAATCCTAGGATGTTCGTAAGAGCCTGGAACAATTGCTCAGGCTTAACCTTGTACTTTTGCTGCTCATTTTTCACAGCAATAAGTTTGGCAAGCTTGAGATTTAGATCCATGATCTCTGCGTTATCTTCGGACAGTGCCATCTGAATTTTGATTTCCTCAATCTTCATATCAAGACCGTCGAATAGTATCGCCATCATAATTTTTCTCATAATTATTTACCTTCCTTTCATTATAGCCAAGGGAATTCCTGCGGCGAGTGTAAACTACGTGTTGGCTCAAATCGAGCTGGTGGTAGTTTTGGTGGTTCTCTTAGAGGAATAAGCGTAACTTTAAAATCGGAAATTCCTGAATACATAGGTTCTTCAATATAAATAAATGATAAAATATAAGGTTTTCCAAGGAAATCTACGATCAGTATACTTTTCTTAGGTTTGATCCAATGTTTTGGGTGCATATAAGCCCAATAAAATTGCCAAAGTGTTGGGTTATTGACAAAATATAAGTTTACTTTGTCGAATTTTTTTGATTCTATGAACATCTCTGTAGTATAAGAATCAACAAGTACTGAATATACCTTAGAGTCGAATTTGATTATTAATCTTCCTATCATGATACCCCCTCAATACGGACAAACCGTTTTTAACATTAAATTTACGCCATCGTATTGTATTTTCTCAATAAAGAAACTTTCAACAAGTTTTCCGTTTAAAGAGATATATAAATCGGATGATCGAAGCATTCTAAATATTTTGTCAGAACATATGGTTATATCATTAATAAAATCTTGGTTATAACGAATACACACCGCTAATCTACTAACTTTACAATTGTTTAAATAATAGGGTCGCTCAGTTTCGTCGAAAAATAACGGATTAAGAAACGAATATACCTTACCATTAACCTTAACAATAACACGATCAATAGGTTCCATTAGTCATCACCAAACATTTCTCTTAATTCATCATTTTGATCCTTAAGAAACATAGATTCACCCAATTTCCCTTCTTCATTAATCGCTTCATTTAACGAGCGATTGTATTTAGTGTTACGACGCCCCATAAGTAAATATGCGATTGCCGTAGCTGTACCGGTTAGGAAAATACCGATAGCCCCGTTGATTTGCTCCTGAGTACGACCGTCCACTTGTCCACGGTAATATGCCTCCTGCATATCCTTGTCTGCGAATTCAACCTTCTCAATTTCAAATAACTTTTTAAACATTATAATACCTCACTAATTAATTCTTCAATAGCTTTCAGAGTTGCTTTAAGGTCTAAAACTTCCATAAATGTTAGTCTACGAGTATAATACCCATACCGAACTATAAGTTTCCATAATTCGGTCATACCCATAACAACTGGTCCAATTTTTAAAGCAGCATCCAAATCGCGTGCAGCATTGGCTTTGTCTTGCAAATATACAATCTTATCAATATCCTCACGTAATGTTTCGATACTACTTAAACATAACTTACGTGTTGATTTGTTGAAAAATAACCAAGTTAAAAACGTTGGTCTATTTTTAACTCGGTCATCATTAAGAATATAGTTCGTTTCTTGCATCGTCAAGCTCCTTAAATAATTCTTGAAGTTCTTGGTCATTATCCATTGTTTGATGGATTTCTTTAGCTGCTTTACCAGCAAGATATCGTGTGAAAACACCGACACCACAGACAACAAAACTAGCTAAGCTGAGGTAAACTGCTGATTTTACAATCTTTTCACCGGTATCATCGGCAGCAGCAACCATAGCCAAATCTTCCCCATAGTGCTCATCAACGTGTTTGATAACATTAAGTTCTTTTTCCAAAAAGTCTGTTTTAATTTCCAACATATTATTTACCTTCTTTCTTTTGTTTTAATGCAAGATATGCTCCGACGATAACGCCGGCAATAAGTCCGGATTTCCAACCTAGTTTGAGCGTTAGCTTTTTAACAGGTTTTACAGGAATTGGTTTGCGGTGGTAGATCATAGCGATTTGTTTGTACGTGTATTTCATAGTAAGTTCCTTTCTGAATTTTAAAAAAGAAGAGGATAATTAAATCCTCTATCTGAATAGTTTACCAACAAAGTTGAATAGTCCCGCGATAATGTTCACGAAGAGCATTCCAAACAATGCTTTAACAATGTCTAAGATAGTTTTCATTTTATCCTCCTTTTAAAAACCTTCATTACGAAGTTTAGTTAATACCTTCTGTACAGTAATTAGTCGTCGTTTATGGTATTCGCTATCTTCCGAAATATACCCTTGCTTTTCAAGCTTCTCTACATAAGCTTCTTCAAGCACGGCGTATAACGCAAGTGTACGAAATCCAATTTCTCTAATAATTCTTCTGAACATAAGTATGTCCTCCTATAATAAATATTCTTTCATTATAGGATATGTAAAAGCTGCGTATTAATAATCAATATCAACCATATAAAAGTTTGAATATTTGTTGTATTCTGTAACAAACTCCACAAGGTCTTGTTTTGTATGAATATCGATTTTAGTAAAATCTAGAATATGAACATCATCGTAACCATTAAATTTGGCAACAACCGCTTCTGACCTTGTTCCATCGAATACACTAAATATAACTGTATACCCATTATCCAATTCATATAGCCATGCCTTTACTATGTTAGGATAATTAAGAACCAAAATAGGATTTTTACGATTGACTTGAGTTGGTTTGGTGTGGAATTTGACTTTGTCATTATCTTTTGTTCTTTTATAGTCATTAACCGAATTTACACCATACACAGAGTTTTTCATTAACTTTGTAATATTATCTTTACTCATTTTTCTGCCTCACTTATCCATATTTGCAATTGCCTTTAAACGCTCATTTACTTTGTCAACATCTTTCATTAAATACATAATATCATTAACCATTTCTAATGCGAATTTTGTTTTAAAATAATCTCGCATATAATTAAGGTCCGATCGAATATCTTCACTTTCAAAAGTGAAAAAGTTATCGTATTGAGTAATCAATAACGTTGTAGCGGCTTTATCCACAGGATCTGTAAGTCTAGGATAATCTATAATAGCCGCCTTTATAGCAACTGATATGCTGATATCACCCTTATATTTAGATGCGATTTCCGGCGCTGTAATGAAATTAATTGGTGTAGTCATTTCTTTCCTCCTTTTTTATCACATAAAATAGACACAATATCTGCACACATGTATGCCGACACCAATAAAATAATAGCCATATTATATACCTCCTTTAATTTGGCTTAATCAAACCATCCATTATTGACTGACAATAAATGAGGCTTCCTCCTTAAATAATTATTATGAATGGCTTGACTAAAACAAAAAAAGAAAGGATCCTAAGATCCATCTTTATTTTTTACTAGTGAATAGTGCAACTGCTGTAACCACAGTACCTATGGCAAGTAGTCCTTCGATGGCTCCTTGGCCTGCTCCTTTAAGTAAACCTACAGCTAGGTTGTCCTTATCGGCATCATATTCCAATGGTGTCCCTTCGAAGTTAATAAGTCCCATAAATCCTTTGTTCATAGTTGTTTCCTCCTTTAGTTTCTTTCATTATACACTATGTAATTTCTGCGAAATTCGAAAAAAAAAGAAGAGAGTGGAGTTGAACCACGTCGCCCCTCCTGAATAATCAGGATGCTCTCCCGCTGAGCTATCTTCTTCATTATATGGTATGTAATTTCTGCGAAATTTATAAATTTTTAAATAGCCAATTGGTATAAATCAATCTAAAATATCTTCTTACTCTGTAAATTAATGTATCTTTATACATCGTGTACAATAAATACCTTAAAGATCTTAGAGCTCTGGTCATTTTATAATCTTGTTGCTCAGATATCAAACTCTCATCAAGTTCATCTACATACGATATAATAAAATTAACACGTGCATGAACTTCGCGAACCATATAATGATCGGAATACATAATTAGATCATATACGAGACTCCATCTTTGTTTAAGTTTCTCTACGAATTTCTCATAGTACCCATTGTTTGTCATAAAATACCTCACTAAAAAAGAAAGGAGTATGTAACTCCTTCTACAAACCTAATTCAAACAATCCCAATGTGGTTATATAATTCACCAATTGCATGTATTGAAAGAACAACAATAATATTCCTCTTTTTGTAGGTTTATTTTTTAACTTCTTACAATTCTCAAACATTTTCTTTGCGCATTTCAATATCTTTTGATCAACCTTAGCACCCGCCTCAGTTGTACAATAGCATTTATTTAAATACACAATATCAAATGATAAATTGTATAAAATATCCAATAAAACTTCTTTGTTATCATTGCGTTCATTAACAATATTTACTTGCGGTGTATACTTACCAAAAATATGTTGATAATGGTCGTAGGATTTTACATATCCTTCCGCTTCTAATTCTTTAGGTGTTTTGTTTGATTCATTTAATTTCATTTTAACACCCTACTTTCATTATAGGACCTGTATTTCCTGCGGATAAATGAGTTTCCTATAGTCCCCCAAAGACTTATCACTAAAATACTTACCATTATTCTGAATATCCAACACCGGAATTTTATCATTCGCATCCAACAAATCCCCAACAGTATCAACATAAGCCTTCACATTTGCAAAGAAATTAGGAGCATCCTTACGTGTGATATATACAGTTTGCGCGGTATGTCCTTTCTTAGGTTTGGGATTATGTATCCGTATACCCGTGAAATAACTCTTGTCTGGGTCAATATAACCAGAGACAATGATTGGCGCATCGTTACAAACCAAGTTGAGATAAATATGGAATTCGTCGTTCTTTGGTTCGTAGTGAGCGTGGATGTATTTGAAAGATAGATTGATGACTTCCGGAATATACTTGGTTGACCCAAACCTTCGCTTTGATGTTGTTTTCTTTCTTTTCTTGCTAACAGGCATAGCAGACCTCCTTAAATGATTTCAAAAAAAAGAAGAAGGAATATTATTCCTTCAGTATCTATTTGATCAATTCAAATTGTTTAATGGCCGTTTCAACAGACAATTCCGCATTTTCTTGAGCAAATTCGACAGCAATAGTGTAATATTCCTCTTCATTCAATCCGAAAATATCGTACATTTTCTTATTAAGTTTATCCATCTTATTCCACAATTCTTCTGATAAATCGTCGTCATTATTAAACAATTCTAAACATGAAGTTAATTCTTTCAACAAGTCGTTCAATTGTTCTTTTGTAATAGCATCGACATTTTGTTTGTCCATAGCATATTCATAAGTTTTTTGAAATAATCCTGTTTCAAAAGAAATCTTCAATAATTTAATTGATAATAAAGCTTGATCTTCAGCAACTGTAATTCCTTTAAAATTTTTAAACATAATAGTTTACTCCTTTAATTTTCTTTCATTATACACCATGTAATTTCTGCGAAATTAAAAAAAGAAGACAAAGTCTTCTTGATACAATCTATTTAATCATTAGTTATTTCCTTATAGCTAAGCATAGCTCTGGCAATATCTTGATGTTTACAATAGAAATGTAACATAAAGTCTTTGTCATAAATTATTTTATTAACTGATGTAGCCATAATACTATAATAATTACATGCTGATTCTAATTCTGTAACATTAACAGTAAACATTTGTTCTTCTTCATTCCAGAATCTCGCGATGATATATTTGAATGTATCGAATGCTATATCGAAAGCTTGTCTAGCAAGAGTATCAGCGGATATATAATCCAAAGCTTCTTTAAACATAACTTCCATATAGTTATTACGAACACCCCAAACATACCAACGGTATCCTAGGTTATACAAATTTTTAATTTGTTCGTCATTAGTTTCGTGTAATTTAGTCATAATATTGACCCTCCTTTAGTTTTCTTTCATTATGAGGTATGTAAATTATACGAAAAAAGAAGGGATATGTAATCCCTCAGTGTTATTGTAGTGTTAGAAAGAATCTAATAATTTCCTCGGTTTCAGACTCCATTTCTTTTTGTCTGTTACTAATTCTATTTATTAAGTTCTTAACTTCTTCATCTTCAATCTCGCTGATTTTTACAAATCCTAACTTTTCATCATTTAAAATATTTTCCAACATTTCGTATGTTTTACGAGCTAAAGCAGATCTAATATAAAGTTCTTTTGCATCGATAGATTCTAAAATAGCTTCTAATTCGCGCTCCAATCTTTTGAGTAGATTCTTATAATATTCCACAATATACATATTGGCGTTTGAATTAACCAATGTGTAGTCTTGTCCAAGACTAATCATTTTACTCATTTCATTGTCGTCTAAATATAATGCTAATTTAATCATAGCAACTTGATTCGTATTAACTGCAAATTTTTGTTCGTGTGACATAG